CTATTAATCTGCCGAGCAACTCTTAAAACGATTGCCCCAAATATGGCCACAAAAGTTTCGCGAGAGGTATTATCGGGGTCAGAATTCGATCGGTATTGACAAACAATCCCGATAATACCTCTCGCGAAACTTTTGTGGCCATATTTGGGGCAATCGTTTTAAGAGTTGCTCGGCAGATTAATAGTGTGAAGTAAACCTCATAAACCCACCGGATGGTGGGTTAACTTGCTTTGCCTGCTTTCTTTCCCACTCCGCCCGATCAGCATCATCCAGCGCAAATATCGCCGCCTCGAACTCATCCCGGTCAATCTGTAACGGCTTGCAGGCGAGATAGGTGTTGATGTCTTCCAGGTCTATCGGCAGTGGGGTTGCGGCCATTCCTGCGTACTTCCGGCCTCTGGTGATAACTGCGTAGGCGGCGAGTATCTCGCTACACACACCGTCAATTTCAGGCTCCGGGATGGGAGGTAGTTTTAAGCGCTCGCGCCGCCAGCGGTTCTTTTCGCCTTGCTCTCCGCCGAACTTCCTGAGCCAGCTCTGGCTTTCGAGGACTTTCCCACCGTTTCCTGAGTCTGCGCCTCTTTACCTGCGGCAATATCAGATGCGGTGCTCAGTACGGCCCAGTACAGCTCAGGATGCTGCAGCAACAGTGCCTTACCCTTCTCTGCTGAGTAATCGATGGCAATCTCTTTCCCTGCCTCATCAGCCTCGCCAACGCCTTCCCAGTCCAGCAGGAGATGCTTGGCTACAGAGTCAATCAGCAAGTCGTCTGAGATGTCGCTTACGTCAATATCGGCGGGGTTAAATTCAGCTGTGCCAACTTTGAAACGCTCATCGAGCTTGCTGATGTGGCGGCGCACCATCGCATTATGAGAGCGGAATGCCGGATTACTGATGGAGCCGACTTTCAGCTTCAGGTCTGCCATTGGCTCAATCCAGCGCTCTGCATTGGCATCGAATTTAGGTGTTTTCAGAATGAGCATATTCTTCTCTGTAAGTAGCCCGCCTCACTGGGCGGGCAATTAGATTAAGACGCGGTAACGGTGATCGCCGTGGTGCCAGTAAAGGTACGCGCTTTCGCGGTGATGGTTGCCGAACCTTCCTTCACTCGCGTTACCTGCGCTGTTTTCTGGCCGGTTGATACGACTGTTGCTACTGACGGGTCTGACGACTCCCATACGACCGTATCTGTTGCGCCAGCAGGCGTCAGGGTCGCTGCCAGAGTCACGTTTGAGCCAACTGCGCCTGTTGAGGTTGCAGGCGCGACTGACAGTGCTGTAGCTGCTACAACGGATGATCGCGTAATGGTCGGTGGCGTATCCGCTGCCGTGATATTCAGCTGAACCTGCACAATGTCAGTGTTGCCACCGTCCGGCCAGTCGCCATCGACCTGTACTGCCGGGAAGTCAAAGACGTATTTGCCTTCGTCGTTCTCCAGCGTGAAGCCGAACTGCATGGTTTCGCCAGACAGAGATTTCTTCCAAGCGTTATAGGCTTCCTTTGACCACGACAGAGTGACGCTGCCAGAAGGTGTGAACGTGGTCGGAATGTTTGCTCCAGCAAACGGGTTCCCGCTACCGATACAGCGCTGCGTCTGCAGGTTGTTGTCGAACTGGATGTTGAATGTATCGACGCAGAATCCATCGCCACCTGTTACACCGTTAAGCGAAATCGCTGTAACCTGTTTGAAGGTGTAGCGAAGGTCACCAGCGGCATCAGTTGGGTCAGAAAAATAACTGGTGTCATCTGCTTTAGTGTCGAAACCCAAACCTGCAAAGGTTACGGTTGCGGTGATATCACCATCGTTCGGAATTGCCAGCTGGAAGGTGCCGACCTGAGCGCCGCGAGCGATAGAAGCAACACCGATGTCTTCAGCGTAAGAAGCCACTGAGAACGCGATGCGATCATTACCCATGGTGAGCACGTTATCGACCCAATCAGCGCCGAAGCAGGAGGCCAGAAACTCGTCATGCTGCCCCCAACGAAACTTGGTTACCACGTCACCGCCGACATCAGTCGTACCCGGAGAACGACCTTGCGCCATTCGGGTGCCACCGATTTCGTCGTTGTCGATCATGTTCTGGGTTGGACCGAGGCCGAAAGAGCTGCGCTTCAGCAGGTTCCATGTGCCAGTGGTCGGCGTGGTGCCGGGGGTAGTTTCACGGATATACGCCGTGACGTTCTTTGCGCCAGAGCTCACATGAGCCTCCTGATTAATGGAGCGCCCTACAGAGCGCGATATGGAATTTGTAAGTTGTACTGCGCCCAGCCATCCGTTTCGCCAGCATCGATAGCGCTTACGGCGGAGTAATCAAGGCGACCATCGGTTTTGAACTCGAACTGCTCTCGTAACTGGTCTGCCGTCTTGGTGATAAGTAGTGACCCGCTACCTGCTGGCACGAATATCTGAATAACAGCGATACCCGTGCGGTGCACGACCGGGCCATTGCCTATTTCATTCGACCCAGCCAATCCCGGCAGGTTTGTCAGACGTGCCCAAATAGCCTTGCCAGTTGGGTCATAGGTCTTGTCATTCGGGTACCGCACATCTGCTGCGGCAATAGCAGTCTGAGCCGTCATCCGGGTGATGATGGCTGCACGTATTTCGGTGAGGGTCATTTGTATGCCTGCGAGACGCCGTGGAAGGATGTTGCGTAGATGCCAGCGGGAGCCTGTTGTGAATGTCCGTTCTCAAGCGACTCAGCGTAGGCAAGGTTATTCTGGATGTAGATAACTGAATAAGGTTTACCCTGCGCAATTACAGCGTTGCCCTGCTGTATCGTGCTTGCGCCTGATTTGTCAGTCGTCGCTAGTTGACTGTAATCCGGGCCGCCAAGACTTACCTGATTATTAGCCCTGAATCTCCCCGTATCGACTGGGGAGCGCTGCACAATCTCCGCGAGTAACGCCATCGATATAATGCGCAGCCGTTTACCTACTTCCTCTTCGACCAGGCCGACGAACGTCGACGGCTCAACACTCCATGCCTTTGCCATTACTTCCTCCGCAATTGCAGTTCATAGTGAGCCTGAACCGGATCTGCATTCACGCTGATAACCCTGTACTGCTGTTGCAGTTCGGTCACCAGGTCGATAGTGGTAATGATGTGGTCAACACGAGGCTTGTCGGTGACTTCGTTTTTCAGCGCGATTAACAGCACGTCGCCACTGAGAATGTTCACGCCATCAACACGATCAAGGCTGTAACTGTCGAGAACGCCGCGCCCAGTGTAAGTGACCTGCGTTTCACCACCTGTTTCAGTTACCGGGTCCCATTCGCCCTGGATGATGTAGAGACCATCGAACGTATTCACAGCATCCGCAAGGTCATCATCAAACGCTTCGGCCAGTTCAGCCTGAATTTCTTCACGTATTCCCATTAGCGATACACCCTGAAGGCGAGAGGATTTCCCATCCACGGCTGGAGCATGGCGAGCGCCAGTTGCAGGTCGGGATCGAGTAGCGATGAGCTTGAAGAATCGAGCGCCGCGAATGACTTGGTCACTTGAGTTGAGCCAGCCTTAACCGACTTGCTGGTCACCAGTCCTGAATCGGATTTCTGCTTGTAGAGATTGCCGGACGCCGCCACCGATGCGATGTATGCTCCAGCCTGCTTAACATCATCCGGGACAGGATTATCAGGCATATTCTGGAGGTTAAGCGCGGTCATATAAGCATTGGCCTGCAATACTGCTTTTGCCTTCTTCGAGTCATCCGTCCATGAGGTGCCGAGTATGTCGTCAACATCAGACACTGTGATGTAAATCATCTTAGCCCCTGAAAAGCCCCCGAAGGGGCTGTGTATGATTAGCCAGTAGCGCCTTCATCTTCTTCGCCATTACCACCACCGCCTGCGGTGACAGGAACAGTCACCTGCGGATCTTCAATGCCGTAACCGGCACCAGATTTTGCAGGGTCGTAGATGGTTTCAGCGCCGAGAACTGAAGTGGATTCGTCGGCATAGGCGCGTTCGCTTGGGTAGGTGTACTGATAATCAGGATTCACCAGGTTCTTTGGTGTGGACATTCAACCCTCCTTACAGGTTGCTAATCAGGAAACGGAAACCGACATCCAGCGGGTCAAGGGTGATTTCCCAGTTCGCCGCATTCTGCAAGTCACCCCAGGAGGCAGACAGCGCCTGGCGCTCAGTACCGCCGGTCAGGGTACTCTCTGCTGCAATGAAGCCGAAGCCCTGCGGATGGATGAGCATGTTTCGACGAGTCCACAGAACGCGATCGCCAGCACCATTGGATGTTGCTGCGGTACGGTCGATTTCCAGATCGTCATTGCCTGGGACCTGTGAATAGCTGAAAGCGCCAGTGTTAGCCAGCATGCTCACATACTTGGCGTTTGCGCCAGTGCCAAGCTTGGTGCCGAGTTCAGACTCAATCAGCGCACGACCGTTATAAACGGTTACCGGCGGGATATTTGCCTGAGTCTGCAGAAGCTCTGCCTGGTTGTTTTTGCGGATTTTCGCGGCAATCTGTGGGTGAACAATCATCACGCCTTTACCGCGCTGAGACGGCCGCATAGTAGCCTCTACTTCAACGAAAGCGTCAAAGGAGAAACCACTGTTGGCGGTTGCTGTCGCGGCACTGATGTCGGTCGTCAGGAGTTTGCCGTTAGCCTGGTCGTAGTTACGCAGACCTGCCAGAGTGGCGCGAGCACGGTTTTCTGCTGAGTTCAGCCATAACTGATTCAGCTTACCGCCGATAATTTCGAGAGCGTTAACCTGCGTCAGATAACGCTGCAGGGAAGCTTCACGGAAACCTTCGTTCAGGTAAGCTACGCGGCCCTGCATGGAACCACCTTCAATCTCACGCGGCATGGCGATGTCGGTGTAGATGGTGTTCCCGTAGTTTGGCTCCAGACCAGCATCGATGCCGCCGATGTATGGCACAACGAAGGTCGGAGAGCCGCCAGCCAGCAGAGCGGCCAGACGACTATCAGCAACGAACGCGCCAGACTGAACGAATGGAGAGGGGACGATCGGGTCATAGTCCATGTAGGACATCAAGACCGGGCGATTAAAAATTTCAAGCAATGTTGCCATGTTTATTCCTTAGTATTTTCTAAATTTGCCTGCAGCGAGCGCCTGTGCGTAGCCTTGCGGATCACGCGTGGCGAACTCCTCACGCTCCTGCTGTGACATCTCTTTTGGTTCCTTCATGGCCCCACCACGAAAGTTGGCGGCCCCACCGCCAGAAGCACCACTACCCCGAACAAGCGAGGCGTAGCGTGGAGTGTTCTTAAATTCTTCAGCGAGTTGCTCAATGCTGCTTACCGTGAGGTTTCCATTGGCATCAGTCACCCGCACCTGCCCTTCAACCACCTTCAGGCGGCGGCTGATGAATTCAGAAAGGATGTCTGCGTTCTCACCATCAGCGATGCTGATGGCAACCTTTGAGGCAGCCTGAGAGATAGTCCCCTGCTCGATTTGATGCTGCAGGTCCTGATACTTCTGCTGCCACTCTGTCGTAGTGGCCTGGCTGGATTCAAACAGCTGCTTGTAGTCGCCCTCAGCCTTGGCTTTTTCCTCGGCTCGCTGGCGTGCTTCTTCCTCTGCCTGGCGGCGCTTGGCCTGCTCGGACTTCTTTTCTGCCAGAAGCGTATCAAGCTGCGTTTTAAGTCCGGTTACGTCCTCTGACTGCGGGAGGCCGTCAACAATGAGCTGATAGTTTTCACCGGACTGTTGATAAAGCGCCTTTTGAGCATCGTCGAGCTGTGCGTGTTCCTCAGCGGAAAGCTGATATTTGAGCATTGCATTCTCCTGAATGAATGTGTGCCGGCCCAGCCAGCGTTAGATGTGATCAGTCGAGGCCAGCAAGCTCGAAAGCATGCGGCTCTAATTCTTTGAGTTGGTTGAGGGTGTACTGCTGGCCTGTCTCGCCATCAACGAATCTGTCAATGGTCAACTCGCCCTTGCTGAATAGCTGATAGCGCTTTTCGCCAAGCACTTCACGCTGAAACGCTGCTGGTTGACGTGCAAGCCACTCACCGTAATTCGTCTTGCTGCTGACCTGCTGCGCACCGCCTTCACCGACCGCCGGACGAACTGAGCCGGGAATCTCCCGCGCATACTCATCCTTCAGCACCGGAATCTGGCTGGTTCGGCACCGAAAATGATACGGAGGTGATGGCCCATCCAGCGGCACAATGCGGTGGTCAATACTTCGGCAGAATGGCGTTGTTCTACTGTCCAGGGTGGCGATGTCCTGCTTACCCTTCAGGATGTCGTCATTATCCTGCAGTTGCTTAGATCGCGCAGAAGACGATACATGGTTGGTTACCGTGCTGACCAGCGCACCAGCCTGTTCCTCATGCGAAACGCCCAGTGATGTCAGTCGCCGGATAATCTGGCGCTGAGTTTCACCAAGCGAGTGGCCTATACCTATCTCGCTGATGATGTCAGCAGCCTTCTTATCACCAAACCCAGCAAGTGCGCTGGCAATGCTGTAGCGCTTCTTAGATGCGCCAACATACATTTCCAGCGGGTCAGCCAGCACATAGGCCGCAATCATCTCTGATGAGGGCTGATTGAGCTTAACGGACGCCTTAACCAGTTTGCCGAGGAATGATGAGTTGAACTTGTATTCGTATTCAGCAAACTCGCTCAAGTCGAGCACCTGCTGCTCTGACATGTCGCCGTAAATGGCCTGCAGATCTTTACGCAGCGTCTCAATCTGCCTGTTGTAGCGAGCTGTCGCGTATTGACTAAGACCTTTACGCACCGTCACTTTCGCGCTGTTTATAGCTTTGCGGATGAACTTAACAGCGCGATTGGTCTGACCGGTGCCAAAGCGCTGCACATACACCTGATGGCGCGTTGCTGCGTCATTTGCATAGCCTTCTGCGCTCATCAGTCATCCTCGGTCACAGTCTCACCACCAGCATCAACAGGCGGTTCGTTTTCGCGATCAGCATCAATGTCATCATCGGTGCGGTCAGCCTCAATGATTGCCGCCTGGCGAAGATTAATGCGAACATCTGATTTGGCGATAAAGCCCTGCTGCCAGAGCTGGATTTGCGCCAGAATCATCTGTGCATCCATTGTCTCGTCGAAGAACTCCTGATTCAGCCAGAACACAACTTTGTTTTGCGGGGGCGTCCCTGATGACATGAAGCGCCACGCATCCAGAAGGGAAAGCACAAGAGCCTCTGATACGTTGCCAGCCACTGTTCCCAGTACGCTGTTATCGCTGCTGTAGCGAATACGTGCGGCCTCTGCGGTTTCGTTTGCGCCAGACTGCTGCACTATCCGCGCACCAATCATCAGCATCTGCTGCTCTTTGTCGAGCATGAGGGTGCGGGATAGCTGACTCTCCGATGCCTGGAGCATTACTGCCGTGCCTGCCTTACCCAGGCTGTAGCCAGCGGTTGAGCCAACCTGGATTCCGTTGGGGTTCCATTTGGCGAACTCGTCAGGGTCAATATCAGTGGTGAAAAACATCGTTGGCTGGCTGCTGATGAATCCTGACTCCTCCACCGTAGCGCTGTTGCCGTAGTGCAGGATGTTAACCTGAGCCAGGTCTTCCAGCGGAGCTTTATCGACCTCCGGGCTGTTCTCCTCGGCACCGTAGAAATGGAACGGGATATGGTCGAAACGCCGCTGGCTGAAATCTGTCGGGTAGGTGTCGATGGTCGGTTGCTCGTCGCCCTCCCTCCAGAGTCGGTGGCGGTATGCGCCATTCTCCAGCGTCAGTACGCGGTACTGATTTTTCGTCTCGTAGTTGAACTCGTCGCCATTTTCCTCGCTGTAGGTTTCAGCCAGGACGACCAGGGTCAGCTTTTTGACGCCATCAATAACCTGCACGCGCCAGTTGATAATCTGCGTGGCGTCGTAATTGTGGATATGGGCCTGCTTGCCCTGACTCTGCGCCTTAGTTGGCCGCTTTCCGCTCTCACCTTCTACCGGTGGGTAGTCAGTGAAGAAGCCACCCCGCCCGGTGTCCAGGCATTCGCCAATCGCTGACTTGCTCAGCTGCTCCAGGCTGGTTCCGTCACCTGACGCATTTTCAACAAGGTATTCGATGTCTTTCGGCAGCGATACCTCGGCTGTCTTGCGGAACACGGCGCCAATCAGCCCTTTACGAGTCCGACCGGTGATGTTCAGGAACATTGCCCTGTTCAGTAGCGCGGCATAGCGAGCAACGTTCTCCGCGCTGTCATTGGTCGGGTCTGGCATCGGCAGGTATCGCGTCCCACGGTCTTTTACCGCCCTGCTCCCGGCCACGCAGTCCTTGACCAGCTCCCACTGCTGCAGAGCAGCCAGATACTCCGGCCTTGTGTAGGTGTAATTTGGCATGGCTTATCTTCTGAATGAAATGGAGGTAGACATAACGACACGTCGTTTCTTCTGCGTTACGGCCAAGTAGCGAAATGCGTCAGCGCCATGTGATGTGTGATCGTGCAGAGGCTTGTCTTTCCAGCAGCCGCGCTTGTCATCCCACTCCTTGCGATAGCCCTCCAGCGAGATAATGCCGTCGGCACATTTCTGCTCATCAAATGCACATCGGGGGAGGATTTCGCGCACCTGCTCGATACCGTCATCAACGCCAAGTTTTGGCACCACCTGAAAGGTGATCGTGTATTTCGCACCGTCGATTTCATAACCCTCGCGGGCCAGCTCACGGCGGGATTTGGCATCAGAGCCGAATTCACGGGTATCAATATCGTGCGGGCCCCAGTGGGCGGAATAGGTATAGCCTTTATCCTTCAGCACCTTCATGTAATGGCGCAGACCTTCACCGCTGTTCTCGTAGTAGTCGATGACGTGATATTCCTCACCAACGATGCGCACGAACCAGATAGCCGTGGAGTCGCCCACGCCAATATCCCAGAATGTGTGAACAGGAAGGTGAGGATTGTCCGGCAGCGTGCCGATGCGCTTCTGCTCGTAGAGCTTGCGGAACTGCTTAGCGTAATAAGCACCCTCAACCGACTGCTGGAATGCCTCAGCCGGGATGGACGGATACTCCCGCTTCATGTCGTCGCCGAGCGTCTTCTCTTTGGCGTAATACCATGCTCTCTGGCGCTCGTTCGTCACCACCCCGTGCTTTGCCTCAATGTCAGCGAAATAATCGCTCAGGCGCTGCGGTATTGGCTCTACGGGGTCGATTGCATAAAGGGGGTTCTTCCACCAAGAGAAGAAGAAAAATTTCCAGTCTAACTGTGAGAGCTGCTTGCCCTGAATGAGCGCCTTTTCTGCCGACTGGCAGTAATCGAAGAAGTAACCAGCGCGGCCTTCTGCAGTGCTTTCAATCGTCGTGAAACAGTCACCTGATACAGCCTCAAAAGCACCGGTGACAATCTCACGGGCTTTGTCGGGGAATTTGGCGCATATCTTTCCGAACTCGGAAACATGCAGATAACGGAGCGTACCGCCACGAAAAGACGTGCTGATATAGAGCGAGCCGCCTTTGCTAAATACCAGCTCACCTGCCGCATCATTGCTGGCAGGGTTAGCGGCCTTAATCTCATCAGGAAGGCGGTCATAGGCATACTTAATCTTCTCGCGGAAAAGGCGCTTGGCGTCGTTCAGTGTGTGGGCGATCAGGGCGCACTTGGCTGCTTCGAACAAAGCGGCGTCCAGCTGGATGATGCAAACCTCGGTCGTGAATCCCAGCTGTCGAGCCTTCAAGATGATGTTGCGGGTATGCATGCCTTCGAAGTATTCGAGCTGCTCAGGCGTCATCCGGAAGCGTACTGGCTTGCCTTCTTTGTCGGTTATCCAGTAGAGATGATTCAAGCGCCAGAGTTTGTCTCGCAGAAGCTGGAGATGCTCTGGTTTCATGCTTACCCCTTGGCGAGATCGTCCATCAGGTCGGATAGTTTCTTAAATGCGTCATCACCGGCAGGGCCGTTAATGTCGTACGCCTGACGCTCCAGTCCAACGAGGTTTTTCAGTGTGTCAGACAAGTCCTTCATGGACTTCACGCGTCCCGGCAGGCTTGTCGCCTTCTGATATGCTTCATTAAGCCGGTCTCGCCCTGTTTTCTCGTCAGGGTCGAACATGACCTCGCCAAGCTTCCTTAGCGATTCAATATCAGCGCACTGAGCCTCTAGCTCATCAAAGAGCGAATTGGCGATATTGCGCGCTCTGCGAATGTCGCCACGATGCTCCATGCGGACAGTGGCAATAACCTCAGCGTTAGCCTCAATGAGCATCCGTTCGCTGGTAGCTGTTTCAGTGGATACCTGACTGGATACCTCACGTTTGGATACCAGCGCGTCAGCCTTGGCTTTAATCTTTGCCTTTAAGTCCCGCTCCCATCCATCACGCTTAGCTCGCTTGTTGATAGCGCCATGAGTGATGCCATGCTGAGATGCAATTTCACGGATAGACAACAAGCCAGCGCGGTAAGCCGACTCGATGGCCTCCCAGTCTGGTGATGCCATGATTAATCCTGTTTGATGTGCGGTATGAACTCACTGCACATTCTGTCGAGCAGATAGCAGTAGGTTTCATTTGCTGATCCGGTGTCGATAGTCACGCCTACATCCCGGCAGCAATAGAATGTCGCGTGAGCACACTCATGAATCAGAGTGGCGATGTCGCCATTGAAGACGCCGATCAGGTAGAGGTTTTCGCCTGTCTCATTGTTTTGATACTGAGTGCAAGCGCCTGCCAGCATCTCAATGCCTGATGCGTCGACTCTAAGGTGTGTGCATGCCTGGTCCCACTCTTCACGGGAGCGTGCAAGATAGATATTTGCCGAGTGGAAAAGTGGAACAAAGAATCGTGGCAACTTAGGCCATTTGGTTTTTGCCATGCTTGCTCCAATAAAAAGCCATCATCGGGCGCACTCTCAAATGCGCCCTGTAAAGAAAGCCGTTGTGAAAGTGGCTCTCAGTTGGTCTTTCTTTGCTTTGCGTCTTCCATTGCCAGGAGGGCATCGAGAAGAACCTCTGCCTTTTCGACATTAGACATGCCTATCGCAATGCGACCGCAATTTAAATCCTGAAAACCATCCTTTAGGTATCGACAGATGGTTTCCAGTTGCTGTTTTTCGCTTTTGGTCATTTTGCTACGCCGGGCAAACCGATCTGACCTTGCTGCTCAAGCCGTTCGATACGGGCCAGTAATTGCGGCTTCTTAACTCGACCCCAGCGATTTAGAAGTCTTCCTGACATGCTGGCTACGTCCTTCTCTTTCATGTACTCCAGCATTACCGCGTTACGCTCCGCTTCGTAGCTTTCGCTGTACTTTCTCAACTCTGCCGTCATCCAGTTGAAGGCATTGATATAAGCTTCCTTGACGCGAGCGGCATGCGGGCCACTAAAGCCCATTACCACCATCACAAAGCCACTAAAGTCCATACGGTAAAACTTCTGCTTTTTATCAAAAATACCTAAGTCATTGATTTTCTCGGAAGCCCAAAAATGGGCCGTCGAGAACTCAGCAGAGCATTGCAGGTTTTCAATTGCTCGGATTACATGCTGATGTCGTTTGCCGAAAGCTTTTGCGATCTGGAAAGTATCAGTTACTGGCTCCCCATCGGCAGCTGTCACTAACTGGCGAAAATCAAACTCTGGAATAACTTTCAGTTCTTTCATGCGGTAGTTACCTTATAGAAACGAGCCTTGTTGCCCAGAAACGCCAGCGCATAGAGACGGCTACCGGCCTAAACCAGCGTTTCTCCAAGGCTTGTTTCTGTAAGACTCTATGCTTTTGAATGCGCCGGGCATGGCGCGGTTTATTGCGGGGTACAAAAAAGCCCGACCGAAGTCAGGCTTATGGTGTTCTTTGTAACGCAGGGTCTGGTAGCGACTACTGGAAGATGGCGACTGTCACGCCTTTTTCATTGCAGACGTAAGCAACCTCTCCCTCATCCAGAATCATTTCATCGTCACCGCCTGACCAGCCCCGGAAGAAAATCATTCGCGATTCACGAACGAAGCTCACGTCGCCGGTTGCCTGCAAAACTGAAATGTCGTTATCTTTGTTGATCGTCTTGATAGTTAGCATTGTTGTTTCTCTTGGTTGTGGTAATAAAAAAGCCCCGCTATTGCGAGGCTCTTGTGATATGGACTTCTGATTACAAATATTTCTTCGCCAGCGCCTTCAGCTCATCTTTCGCGGCTTCACCCAACTGAGCGACACCGCTTTCTACGAAAGCTAATGCGGCTTCGAAATCTTTCACGCCTGCTTTGACTTCTGCGGCAGGTGATGCTGTTTCTGTTGCGGATACGGTTGAAGCTACTGGTTGTACGTCTGTTGTCTCTGCCATGATGGTTTCCCTGGTTGCTGGCTCAGCTTTGGTGAGGAGCCACTTAATTGGATTGAGCATTGGCTTTATCTCCGCACAGCTTGTCCCAGAGGTCGTTATGAGAATTTATGGCCCGTACAGTACGAATATCCATAACCTCTGAGTCTTTGCCGTGGGTGTAAATAGGGCTGAAGAGTGTGCAGCTGGAGTCAAGGGTAACGGTGGGGCTAGTCGTCGCTGTTATATTTCGACTGCTGCAACTTACTGCGAGAGGCAGCATCAGACAGAGCAGCATTGCTTTGCGTAACATTTTTGGCAGCCTCTGAGTTTTCTTTCTGCTTTTCAGCAACAGCTGATACCTGAGCGGACTCAACCTTAGCTGCAGTGACATCCGCTTTAGCCTGCGTCTGCGTGGTGCCGATTTTTTTGCCGCTGAAGTAACTGACGACCAGTGCGACAATGAATGCCAGACCAGCCAGAATCTCTGTTCCCCATCCGGAAAAAAGCGCGGTGATAATCGTCATGGCTGCGTCTCCATCTGCTCTTTGCGGGCGACCAGCTTCTTCTGCCTGACAAACTGAGAGATAACCGCCATTGCCACCATGAACGCGCCAATCATGCCGAGGTAGTTCTGAGGCAGGAATGACTTAATGTCTGGCGGGAGCATATTCCAGCCGTTTAATGCAGCATCAGGGAATGACTGTACCCATGCGCTTAAGGCTGAGCCGAGCGAAGCCAGCCACACGCTCCATGCCTTAAAAAGCAGCTTTGCGTGGGAGACAAATTCAACCGAACTGTATTTGCGGATGAGGAGAACGCCGATAATCACGACAAGTACTACGGCGAGGAAGATGATGAATTTCATATCTCAATCCTTTCAAACCAGCCGTATGTGAATGCTTCGTTGGCTGCCCGGGCCTCAGACAGCTCGATATAACGAGCGCCTTGCAGACTGTTCAGGGCTTTAAGCATTACCTTCTCTCCGGCAAGTTTGCGTGTTGAAAGGAAAGCGGTAAGCGCTGAAATTGTTCTCGGCCCGACCTGCCCGTCAGCGACAATATCCGGGTAAAGTTTTCCCTGGTTGTTGAAAACGTTCAGGCTGCGCTGCAGGAATTTGGCTGCAACGGCTGGACCCATGTTCACACCGGTATCCGTCAGCTCAACGGCAATCAGCCCGCTTACTGATGCAATCTGATCGAAGCGTGGGCCAGTCCAGTAATCAGCCTCAAGTATCTGAAGAGCCTGAGCGCGGGTGAGGCTTTTCATATCACCGGTATAACCATGCGCGCGGGCCACATCCTGAGTTATCCCCCAGTTAGTCGGTCCGCCTTTATCGGCAGGGTTGTTCACATACCCGCCTTCCCTGCCAAGGATGCCGTTAAAGATTTCGTCTTTGGTCATTTCCTGTCGTCCTCTTTTACGGCCTCAGCGGTTTTCGCTGGCAGCTGGTCAAGCTTCTTGTCTACGCGGTTGAGTGTCTTTGCCTGATTTGCTTCATGCTTTGCATTTGCGTACATGTAGCCGGATGTCAGCCCGCCAATGTAGATGCCGAATGCCGTGGCAAAGATAACCACCCACATCTGCCAGGTGATGGACAGTTCATCAGGCGTCCGTTTAATGTTCATCGCGGAATCTCCTGCTTTGACCTGACATTTTCCCGGTTTAGGTTCATGCATGCTGCCGTGAGGTCAGCAACCTGCTGCTTCAGTTCTTCATTCTGGCGCTCCATGTGCTTCATGGTTGCTTCGATGACCTGAAGCCGTCCCTTTAAGTCGGCAATCGTCAGCCAGCACTCACGGTTTTCATCCCGTAACTTCTGGTTGTCCACCTCAAGGCGCTCAATGTTTTTTTCCTGACGGTCCAGCATGTCTATCTGCTGAATATCATTAGCATTGCTCGCACGGGTCTTTACCCAGTACCGCCCAAACGCCAGCCACCCGTTGAGGGCTACCGATCCGGCAGTAGCAAGCCCGATACCGGCTGATTTCAGTGTCTCATAATCGAAAGCCATAGGCCGCTCTCCGACCGTTGTCGGCTGTCTGTAGTCTGAAGAAAAGTGCGCGCACCCCATCACAGCAAAAGGGGTAATCCGGTTTAGGTTTGGGGTGGCGCAAAAAAAAGCCGCTCTAATGGCGACCTTTGGAATCTGGCGGGAAGGCGTGGAATCGAACCACGATAAGTTGGTTAACAGCCAACCGTAATAGCCTTTATACGACCTACCCGGAATATCTGGACAATAAAAAAGCCCTGCCGGTTGGTGAGACCGTAGGGCTGTTTAACTATCACACTTATCAGTGATGGACTGATTTGATTAACGCCTTAACAACAGCGCGCAACTTCAACTGTTGGGAATCATAACCCTGTGTTCCTGAAAAGTAAATAACCCACTACAAAATAATGAGCTATTTCCTATTGCACTATGCCGTCACCTTATTCAGTGCAGCATTCGCCCATGATTCCTCAATCTCTAACTTGCCGATGAGCTGGTCATAGAATGGTTTCCCGCTTCGATCCCAGGTGGCAACGCTGATAGCATCCGTAATGCCGCATATTGCTCTGAAAGCCTCCGCTGCAGGAATTCGCTCATAACCCCGCCCTCCGCATTGTTTGCAGTCACGATAGACCGGTACGCCCTGCAGCTCTGTCTGCTTTCGGTCAAGCGCCTGGCATCTTCCATTGCAGTCACGGCAAGCAGAAGATACGACGCGCTTTCCTTTGCATTCAGGGCAGAGGACGCGCTGAACCTCTTTTACATCGCGATACTTTTCGAGTGTCCTGGTCGGCGTAACTTCTCGCGCCCATTCAGGAAGCCGGACCATAGTTGCCTTCGTTGTGAACACTTCCGCGTCGATAAATCCGGTAGTGTTACAGCTCTTGCAGGGCTTCTTGCTTGATGCGCTCTGGCAGTAATCCATGTAGGCATAAGTTGCGAGCGTTTGCATAACTGCTGGCTTAATATCTGTATCGAGCTTGCGTAAGGCGGCAACCTTATCGCAGGATTGAAGTGCATATTCAGTTAACAGGGAAACGGCGCGTGCGGCGTCGTTCTCGCTTACCCCAACTTTACCCATGAAAGCGGCGTAGCCCAGCGGCGCGCGGCTCTGTGTCATCCCCATACTGGCGATATAGTCGGTGCCGGTGAGTGTATCTGGCGATGTGTTCGGTGCTATGCCGGAAAAGCTCTGCCCCTTCGGGAAATGGTACTTCAGTGTCGCTTCAAGCCCCATGCTTTACCCCCATAATTTTCGCCATATTTTTCAGGATGCGGTAATTACACTCGAACATGCGCCGCGATTTGAACAGACGAAGCTTCAGCCATTTATCTCTGAGGTGTTCGATCATTTTTTCTTCCTCCGGGGCTCTGAATCCCACGACTGAACGTGAGTGGGCTGGATAACCGGATTAATTGGCCGGAAGTGGTTGAGGATGTGGGTTAGCCAGGTCATGCTGCTTCCCCCATTCGGAATGTGATCCCCTCTTGATACCAGTCGGGCAAAGTAAACTCGATGCGCCCCATCACACCATTAGCCCTTAGAGCCTGTAAGCGCTTCTGCTCGGCTTTCATGTGCTGGTACAGTTCATCCATCTGCCATGGCTTTAAACGCACAGGAACGGCTGCCAGGCGTGCCACGCGGTCGATTGTCATCTCCCCGTAAACGATGTTTGCGTGCATCGTGAATTCATAGGGGTCTTCTTCGAGTTTGCGATGACAGCCAATGCAGTGAGCAAAGGCGTTATAGGGATGGTATCGGGTGGCTTTGTGTCGTCGGGATTTGAAGTGAGAACAGTGAAGTTTGGCTGTTTCATACTGGAAGTTTCTGCCGCAGTAATCGCATTCCCATCCTGTTCGTTCTCGCACGAGGTGGGAGAATACGGCATCCCATTTATCGCGTTTCAGGGCCATTATCGTCTCCTCATGATGCCAGCGATAACAACGGTTATTGCGAAAATAGCCAGCATCTGAATATCATCAGGCGTCATCTGCTTATCCTCCTCCTGTCAGCCACAGCCGATCGCAACCTCGCAACGTAGTTGCAGGTAGTTACTTCGGATTCGGTGGGTATCGTCCTGGGTTTATTGCGGGAGCGGCGGGTGGGTCTGAAAATTGAGTTTTCCATAGCGAAATATGTCACGCTAATTTGTCGTCGCATTACGCCACCTCATCGCGCCAGTTGCTGCCCGCACTGCTTCCAGATACTCAGGCGATTTCTTCAGCCCCAGTTCACAGGCCTTGTTCGTAACCTGCTGGCGGGGTCTGTCGAACATGATTGCCAGAAGGTCTGTTGATGCGTTTGCGTAATCCCGAATCAGAATATCGAGGTGCTCTCTTGTCCATGTATTTTTCATGCTGCGCTCCTGTAATCAGTGGTGACGACTCCCGGCACGCCAGCGGTGTACATCGGGTTGCGGGACGGGTCTTGCGGAGATACTTCCATCACGTCAGCCGTGCGCTGATATACGCAGTAAGCCGTTTGGTAGACGTGAGAAAGCCACACAGCCTCTTCGATAGCTGCGTTAATGTCGGTGAATGTGGTCATTGGTTTGTCAGAAGAATGAATAAAGCTGGTTGATAATGTTCTGGTCTTTCGTGCCCGCAAAAACGTGCTTTATAGCCGCATTGACCAGTGCCGAGTAGCAACGCTCAAACTCATCCGGTTCCATATTGGCGTATGCCAGGCTTTTCGCTTCTGTCCTGATTTCGCCGTTCAGCCGCACCGTCTGCTCATAAAACCCCGCCAGAATGGTCAGGTCTTTGCGGAATCGGTCAAACTGAGTAGCTTCGTCCGCATGCTCAAGGCCAGCGCGGTCGGCTGCCCAATGCTGGAAACAGAAGTTAAATAGCGCGAAGGCTTTACGATGGAATGCGGGGTTACGGGTTAGCTTTGCTTCGAGGGTGTATTGCTCGCCATTTTTGAATTTTGCCAGGCGGGGCAAGTCATGATCAAAGGCCGGGACAAAGACGCCGCCAGCGCTCTTTATCATTTCGATCTGCACATCATTCCTCCTGCTTGCTGCGGGCTAGCCATGCACTCAGCGCCGTTACCCAAACCAGTTTGAAATTGGTTTCATCGAGGATTCCTCGATACCTGTCGTTGAACCAAGCGTCGAAATTACGCCGCTCCAGCTCATCGTTGCTTGTCATCAAACGCCCCTCGCTGCCAGTCCACCGAAAATCATAGAAATGGTCGCAGTTACGATAAACACCACGCCTTTTTCATCCTGCGTATCTGCATACCAGTTCAGATAGAACATTCCGCCAAGTAAAAAACCGTATAAGAACGCCATCTCACTCTCCTTCCTGATGCTTGCCGGACGCCTTCTCTTGCTGCTCAATCACCCGATAGGCGATGATGTCGCAAAACATTCCAGCATGAGCCCAAGATCTGCCGCCTGCTTCAACCGTCATCTTTCCTCCGGCGCGCCACCTAACATCTACGACACTTTCAGGAGAGACTGGACATTCCCCACCCTTCCACTCAATCCAGCCATAATTATCAGTCTGATGCTCGACTCCCTTCTCCTGCTGCTCCAGTACAGGGAGTGCAATCTCAAGGGCTTCGAGGTAGTCATATCCTTGATTGCTCAGACCGTGATTGTTTTCGGTAAATTTCAGCTCATTAATTCTTAGCCTGCATCTGCTAGCGGTTAGCTTGTTCATTGCCCTGCTCCTGTGTGCGGTTTGGTTGCTGACTGTGACGCTTCCCATTGCGCTGCGCAGATTGCCATTCCTTCCCATGTGGTCGGCTCATCTCCGTCAAGGATTGCGCGCATAAGTGCTATGCATCGCTCTCGTGGGCTGGCTTGAGGGTAACGATCATCCTGCCCGTCATTGACCGGATAGACGACATACGACGTCGTGACGAGGTTTTCAAACCAGTCGAAATCCTCACTAACATTTTCATCAGGATGATGACCGCAGAAGTTACTCAGGTGGCCGAACAGGCAATTGCCCTTCCCGTCTTTTGTTCGCACAACATCCGTACACCATGATTCTTCTTGCGTGCCATCAAGGTAACGAATGAAATCAGCCAGAAACTGTCGGTACTCTTCGCCGTACTTTTCCTTGAGCTTCAAAATCCACCTCCCCGCTTCTTACCGCCTTTGTCGGAACGCGAATCGCGCTCATACTCAGCATCTACAATCGTGTCGTGTGCCTCTCGCGCCAGCATGTCGATAGCGTGCATCCGATCCCGGTATTGCTCTGGCGTCAGGTCACGCTTCTTAGCCAGGTCGATGATTGCCAGCTGAATATTGCGTGCCTGACGCATCAGCGGCTGTGTGATTACCAGTTGGGTTACCTGTGTCATACCGCACTCTCCCTTCCCTCAAGCCAGAAGAAAAACGCCCGGTCCACAACTGAATTTTGATAGCCAAGATGTGATCGCGTCAGGTCATGCTTATCGCCATGCACGCTGCGATAAAGCCGCTCGAATCGGATACGATTTGATTCACTCATGATTAACTCCTCAACCCATGCTTGCGGCGAATCTCTGCGATCCGGTCAAGACCTTTGTCATTACTCAGCGGGATATGCAAATGTGGAATTTGCTTACGTGGTGGCGGGATAACCTCGCCAGACTCAATGCGGCGTGACATTTTGCGCTGCTCATCCGCCAGTCGCTTCCGGCACTCAGAATCTGAAAGGTTGAAAGAGCGCATCTGGTTGTATACCGCCGTCACCATGTGAAAGCAGGCTGGGCTTTCCCATGGAAACTCTTCGCTGCTGTCGTACATACCCCGATCCCGGCAGTACAGCTTAAACATGTCATAAAGCTCTTCATCGCTTGGTAGACCAGCGGCGCGGTGCTCGCCCTCTTTGCACCATTCGATGAACTGCCCAGGTGAAGGCCAGAACGGTGAGCCATTTGCCCTTGCCTGCTTCATGCCCGCTGACAGTTGCTGCTTGTTGGCAATGCCATTTTCAGCAAAGGCTGCTATCCACTGACGCTTAGCAGCAGCTTCATCGCGTGGATCACGTAACGCCGTGCTGACCGAAGCCGGGAAAAGCTGTTTCAGGTTGGAAAACAGAATATCTACCAGTCGCTCGACATCTTCATGCACTCCACGATCAACAGGATGATTGCTGTCGCCTGCAATGCGCGCTAAAGCACCGGCATCACGGTTCTGTATTGCTGCTACAAGGTTTCTCATAAGAAATCATTCTCCCAGGCTTCGCGGCTGTTCCAGTGCTGCTGAGGTGTGTTAACTACCTGCTTAGCAGTTCTTGCAGTCGCATTTTTGTTTTGGTAGCTGAGTTTCTGGCTGGCAGTGATAAACCAGTTCTTCGGCTTCTCATGAGAGAATTCGATGTCCAGCTTTTCCAGCTCGTATTTGAGATCGATGTTTTTGTACAGGTTGCACCATGACGCGTAGTCATCGTGATTTAGCCTCACGATCTTGCCTTCAAATGCGTATCGAGATTGTTCGGTTTCAACAGGAATAGGAGCGTTAGCGACTGGTGTTTCTTTAGGTTCTATGACTGGTTCAAAGAGTGACTGGTTATGGGGTCATCTGGTGCCCCACCCTCTCGGTCATCTGGTGCCCCACCCCGGTCATCTCCTGACCCACCCCCTCGGGCATGTCCTGACCGGGGGCATCATCTGAATTGACGCTCTCAATTCGATTTCTTACAGGGTTATCAAGAGTGAGATAAAACAGGTTGGATTGGTTTAACTCACCGTTTCTGCGGAATTCCCTTCGCAGCATTCCCATATCTTCTAATGCCCGAATATGGTTTTTTACTGTTGACCGTCCGATCTCGCACTGGTCAGCAATATGCTGGTAAGAAGGCCAGCATTCACCTTTGTCGTTGGCATTGTCTGCCAGCTTAATCAGTACGAGCTTCCTCAGTGGATTGCCAACTCTGATACCCATGGCTTTAGCCATCAAATTCATGCTCATAATTAGTCCGGATTAAAAAGGTATTGGCTCATCAACTGGCGGCAACTGTGGTCCGTAAATACCAGCTGCTATCAGCTCTTTTTGTTGGGCTTCTTTTTCTTCATTGGCTCGGCGAAAGTGGGCGTGGTTTGAGGTTTCTATCCCGTAGGCTTTGCCGTCGTGAAGCACCAAAGAGCAGCCGTGGTCAAACAACTGGTGTTTAAGCATCTCCACGCCAAGCCTCATTAGCCTCTCAGTAACTGCCAGGCGATCACCAAACACTGAGATACCGATGTCATCGAAAAGATCAGGTAAGTTGAGGTTGTTCAGGCTTTCAAAACTGATGATGTCGTATGTGTCAGCCATATCCTCAACAAGTGCGTTAGTGGCTGCCTGACAATGCGCATCGGCCTCATAAATTATTTCTTCCAAATCCTCTTGGAAGAATTCGCGAGATTCATTAACCCTGAGTTCTGCTAACGCCTCATGGATTGAAGCTTCAGACCTTGCTGGGTCATCGCAATGGAATGCTGCCTCAATTTTGAATGGAGCAGGAACGCCAGTAGCCGAAGATAATTCTTTTGCTCGGGTGGCTGGGCTTGTTGTAGTCATGCCGATTTTGTAAATGCCCGGCATGAATTGATTGCTAAGGACATAAACCCAACCTGCCATTCTGAAGTCAGCTGGTATCTCCATGCTTTCAAGCATGCCGGGTTGCTTTTCAATCGCTCCTAAGTGCATAATTACCCCTGTTGATTGATCCAGTTAAAAATCAATGGTCATTTGAGAAGCCTCAACTGTTCGTGCAGTTGGGGCTTTTTGCTTTCCTATTGCCTGGTAAACTCCCTGTATGGCTCTCCCTAATGGGCTGACTTCCATCGCCATCTTGGCAATGCAGAAAATCGTTGCCACATCTCTCCAGTTCGTCCTGCTTACCTTTGTCTCGTGCCATCCGGCCATCTCCGCAAAGCCTCGGCCAGTGAGTTGGGACAAGGTGATTAGCAAGTCAGTCTCTGCGCGATCAATTTCTCGTTGCGTTGGTTTGCTGTAGTTTGCGTCTTGCATGATTGATAATTCCGTTTGTTGGTTAGGTAGTTGCGTGACTTTGCGGTGAGCAAGTCACTTGGGTTTTGCTCCACAAGCGGCGGAGCGGTCTCAGAGTTTTAAAGAGCGGTAATGCTTATGCGGCCTGATTCGGGTGAGGAAACAGGTCTGTTAAATCCGGTCGAACCTGGTACGCAGGGACGGTTCCATTCGTTGCCTTCTCGATGCGTTTAGCATTTTCGGCAGAGACTTTTTTCTTCCCATGCAACCAAGCCCAAACGGAGGGCTGCTTAACATCGCAGGCTTCAGCCAGTTTTTGCTGGCTACCCACAATGTCAATAGCCGACTCGATAGCTTTGTTGACCATAAATAGCTCCTGCTTTGGATTTCAACACAATAATAGTCTTGGCTATTTGATTTGTAAATAGTTAAAGCTATTTGATGAGTGATAGCCACAGCTATATGATGAAATCATGGAAAAAATGACGTTTTCAGAAAGGCTTGGCCTCGCCATGAAAGAGGCTGGACTAACGCAAGGTGGATTGGCCGAGGCGGTTGGCATGGCTCAGCCTAGTATCTGGAAGCTGGTAAGCGGCGGTGCCAAGGGGTCAAAGCGCTCAATCGATCTTGCCCGTGTGTTAGGTGTACGTCCTGAGTGGTTAGCCTCAGGAGATGGCCCAATGAGAAATGATGGGCAGGAGCCCGTGCGTATTGAGGCTGTCAAAAAAAATGAGGGAGTTTACCGGGTAGATGTACTTGATCTGCATGTGAGCGCTGGTCCTGGTCGCTTCATGTTGTCAGATATGGTTGAAGTGTTGCATGCAATTGAGTTTACCTCTGAGCATGCACGCGCATTATTTGGTAATCGCCTGTCAGAACACGTTAAGGTCATGACTGTTGATGGAGACAGCATGTCCCCTACAGTAAATTCTGGAGATAGGCTTTTCTTTGATGTATCAGTACGCGATTTCAGGACAGATGGGGTTTACGCTTTTGTTTTTGGTAATACTTTTCATGTGAAAAGGCTGCAAATGCAGGGTCTAAAGCTTGTCGTTCTATCAGACAACCCCACCTATGAAAAATGGGACATAGACGAAGCCAGTCAGGATCAGTTTTACGTCATGGGTAAAGCTCTAATTCACGAATCCATCAAATATAACAAGCTGTAGCCCCAGCATCCTGAAGAGACGTTTTCCTGACATATCAACATCAGGGTTGATAGAACAGGAGCTGGTACGCGGGGATGCCCTTTTGGGTGAGATGAGGTCGCAGAGATGCGGCCTTTTTTTTGGATTCAAAGCGTGCAGGCATAAAGCTTAAAAATTATGCTTGCTTGTTTTTATATACAGTAGTTGGAATGCAGGCACATTCACAGCAAGAGTGCTTACACATGGACAATAAAGATAAAGAACCCACCGGTAAGGCTAAAGGCGGCGTAGCTAGGGCTAAGTCATTATCTCCACAAGAGAGAAGTGACCAGGCTAAAAATGGTGCCATTGCTAGGTGGGGTTATAAGGCCACGCACAAGGGCAACTTCAAAGATGAGTTCGGGATTGATGCGGAGTGTTATGTACTTAATGATTCAGGGAAGACGGTAGTAGTTTCTGGTGCGGGCCTGGCTAGGCTCCTTGGCTTAGGTGATCACATGGTGCACGTCACTAGGCTACTAAACGCGCAGTATATGGCTGATTTCGTGGGTACAAAATTAAGGGAAAAAATAGAAAATCCCCTTAAATTTCAATGGAAGCCCGCCGGATCAGTTTTGGGCTCTTTCACAGATGCAAATGGTTATGACTTCACTGCTGTTGGTGATTTGGCTATAGCCATAATCAATGCTCACCAAAAAAATGCACTGCCTAAAACCCGCGTACACACTGCTGAATTAGCGCAAAAACTAGTTAATGCCTCAATGAAGGCTGGCTTGAAAGGCTTAGCATATGCGATTGCTGGCTACAGGCCAGAGGTTCAAGAGGTTATTGACTCCTTTAAGGCGTTTGTGAGAGAGGAGGCAAGGCAATATGAAAAAGAGTTCCCTGATGAGCTTTACGAGGCGTGGTATAGAATTTATCAACTCAACAAGCCCGACCGCGGTCGCCCTTTCCTCTTCAGTAAGCTGACAAATGAGCAGATCTATATGCCTCTTGCTCGCAGCCAAGGCGTTATCCTTGACCTAGCCAAGAAGAATAAAGATGAATCCGGAAAATCAGGTCTAAAAATACACCAGTTTTTATCTGAAGTAGGAGTAAAAGCCCTTAAACAACAGATAGGTAAAGTGCTGGCTGTATCAGAACTTTTTGAAGAAAGAGATAAATACGAATCAGCCTTGGCCAAAGTTAACAAGTAATTCAGATCAACCCGGCCACCGCGCCGGGTTTTTCATGTCCTACCGTCCATCTTTGACCGACTGAGCAGCATCGCGTAGCACTCCTTTGTGCACCACATTACCCACACTTTTCCGCTTTCCTTCCAGGTACTGAACGATATTGTCCCGGTTGATCACTTCGTCAGCCAGCACCAATCCAATCACCGCCTCACCAATTTCCCCGGCAATGAAGCCCGCCCTTTCCTCTTCCCAGTTTGATTCCATACGCCACCCCGCTAAATTTTCGACCATTCCACCATATCACAGAGTTATTGCAGGTTATGGATATGGGTCAGGAAAAAATAAATATCCTTAACTATCAATCCAATAGTAATTTTATCTATAAAATAATAGCCTTGACTATTTACAATAAAAATAGCCAAGACTATTATCAACCCATCAGCACGAAGCGCAGCACCAACCGGCAGGACGCCGACGCTCTTTAACAAATGAGATTCCTACCGCCGCTTGCGGTAGGCCAAAGCAAAGTTGGCTTTGGGATTGGATGAAATGCAGCGTGAAAAAGCGCAACCACGAAGATCAGCATCGTGGCATCCAGTGCCTAAGCCAATTAACGGAGGCAGATATGACAGACATCGTCTTTAAGCGCAGGAAAGAAAACAGCAAGTCACGCAGGATGCGTGAACGTGGAGAACATTATGCGGCAACTAAAGCGCAATGTGATGCGGACCGTTCTACAGCAAGGAAGATTGAAGCCGCTTTTAGCAAACTCAGCGTTGGATGCAGCTTAAACGTATCCCGCGCCACATCCTCACCAAGTCTGCGTGAGAAGCATGAGAGCACGTCAGCGTGCTTATCGGAAATCGCGATTTACAACGCAGGCTACCGAACTGTCCGGAAGGGCGCGGTGCATATCACTAAGTGAGGGTAGAAATGGTTAGCAAGAAAAAACCGAATTACAGCGCTCAAGTTAAATTTTGGGTTGATGGAGTGATTGGGGAAATCAATGGAGGCATTCCTGGATGTGTCAATGGAATGTTCATGTCACTTCCGAGAGAAAAGCGCGAAAGAACCTTGCAAAGATTGACTGATACACATGACCGGTTATGCGCATCTGAAAGCAAGGCGCTGGCTATCGCAACTCAAAAGACATCGTAACGGCGAGAGGTTGAGATGAAAACAGCAGAACTTCAGAAGATTTTAGATGAGCACAAAGTGTGGGTGGAAAGCGCACATCAGTCAGGTTCTAGAGCGAACCTGCGTGGTGCTGTCAATACCGATCGAATTCTGACCCACCCTGCCAAAGTAAAACTGACCCACCCCCTTTGAATCATTCGAGCGTTGTTGCTTTCGTTTTCTTCTGGAGTTGACCGCTTTTCAGCTTATCTTTCAGTCGATAGCTTTGGCCGCTGATTTGGGCGATATGCGCATGGTGAAGCAGCCGATCCAGCATCGCTGCCGTCAGTGTCTCGTCATCACCAAACGTTCCGGACCACTGCGTAAACGGCAGGTTGCTGGTCAGGATCACGCTGCCTGACTCATACCGTTTAGCGACTACCTGGAAGAACAGGTTCGCCTCCATTTTACCGAACGGCAGATATCCCACTTCGTCGATGATCAACAGCTTAGGTTTACCTACGACGCGGTTCAGGTAGCCCTTCAGGTCACCCTGACGATGTGACGCCATCAGTTGCAGCATCATGTCGGCGGCGGTAATGAACCGAATGCTTAAACCCGCCATCGCGGCCTTATAGCCAATGGCGGTCGCCAGGTGCGTTTTGCCGACGCCAGAAGGCCCGAGCAGGACAACGTTCTCCTGACGTTCGATAAATGTCAGACCCGCCAACTCCTGGATCTGACTTCGTGGAACGCCACTGGCATAGGCGTAATCGAACTGCTCCAGTGTTTTTATCACCGGCAGGCCTGATAACCGCAAAATGGTCTGGCGACGCCGTTCGTTCTGGCCATCATGCTGGAGCTGCAAAACGGCTTCCAGGAAGTCGGCATGCGTGCCGCTGTTGTCGATGGTCGCCTGTGCCACACCCGGCCACTCTGCCGGCAGGCGGTCGAGCTTGAGTTGCTCGCAGAGCGCGGCAATACGATCATGTTGAAGGTTCATGCTGGCACCTCGAGCAAGGCCTGGTACGTTGCCAGAGGATGTTGCAGGCTCTCGGTCGGCACCGGACGCTGGCTGAGCGCTGGGACAGGTGCAGGCAATGCCAACGTGACCTTCGGTAACGGCAATAGCGCAGCACGCTCGCGCGGCATGCGCTGCTCAGGCGGTACGCCTGTGGTGCCATGCACTCGTGTGTTCGCGACGGTGACCAGCCACTCGCCGATGCGTGTGTTGGCAGCAGGTACATCCAGTACCAGCCCGGCCTGCCGGAAGGTCGCGGTAAGAGGCACGATAAAGCTGTTCTTGAGGTAATGGTTAAACCGCTCAACCTTACCCTTGGTCTTGGCGCGATAGGGTCGGCAGACCTTGGGAGTAAAGGCATACTTCTCGGCGACGTGCATCAACTGCGGGTTCCAGCGATGCTTACCGGGGCCGTAGACATCGCGCTCAATGATGATGGCCTTGGCGTTGTCGAACAGCAGCTGATGCGGCGTCCCGCCGAAGAACCTGAGCGCAGACTCAATGCCGTCACACCAGGCAGCGGAGTCCTGGTTGCTGTAAAACTTGACGAAAGTCGCGCGGCTCCAGCCCAGCGTGGCGACAAAGGCCAGCAATGGGTTATGACCGAGTCTGATGATGGTGAAATCAACTTGCATCTGAAAGCCAGGCTCGGTCTCGAAGCGTGTTACCTCTTCAGTGACGGGCTGCTTAATGGGGTGCAGGAAAGCGGTCAGCATGCTGTAACCACCCTCGTAACCACGCTGACGGATCTCGCGCAGCAGCACACTGGCGGGGATCCAGAGGGGCCTGGCAGCGGCCACGCGCCCAAGGATATAGGTCTTGAACGGGTCAAGCTTGCAGGGGCTGGGTGCGCGAGGCTTGTAGCGCATATCCGCTACGGGCAGCGGGCTACGAATATATCTGCGAACGGTCTCACGAGAGCATGAAAGCTGGCGCGCGATGGCGCGTATCGACATGCCCTGACGGTGTAAAACACTAATCTCCACTCTGGTCTCCAATGTCATCATTGGCAGTGCCTTAAAACTGCCATTTTTACCCTAGGTGGGTCAGATTTACATCGGCAGGTGGGCCAGTTTTACATCGGTAGCGACATGGTGCGAACCTGCGTGGTGCGACCCTGTGTGGTGCGTACCTGAGTGGTGCGAACCTGTGTGGTGCGTACCTGCGTGGTGCGAACCTGCGTGATGCGAACCTGAGTGATGCGAACCTGCGTGGTGCGTACCTGAGTGGTGCGAACCTGAGTGGTGCGTACCTGCCAGATCACACATACGTAATCATGGGTATGGATTACCCGATCACGATTACCAATGGCGATTACCTTCGTGCCGGATGCCAGAATCACACCATTGAAGACTGGCGCAAGTTTACCAAGAAAGAGATAGCCGAAATGGATGGGAGAAAGGCACTGAAATTCTATCCACGCTTACTTGATGTCATCGATTTCCATCTTGGCAAGGGCGAGCGCCCTGAATGGCTTGGCGAGAAAGATGAAGAGCAGCATCCGGGGCATGACGCCGGATGGATAGGAGAAACGGCATTCCCATCGAGAACCTTTGGCAACCCTGATTATTTTTACCCAGCCGTTTGCCAGCCAACGCATTGGATGCCACTGCCTGAAATTCCAAAGTTTGAAGATGAGTAACACCGCAAGCCGTTATTAATTGATAGCGGCTGACGCTGTTACGCACAGCAGGTTTGAAAATTCCTTACAACCAGACAGTAGTACTCCCTATGGGCGCCGCAATGGTGCCCTTCTTTTTGACACCACCCAAATTTAATGAGGTATCCCCATGCGTCTTTCTTTCGCAGGGGCGGCATCGGGCTGCCCCGCAATCACCAACAATCAATTCGCATTCAAATTAACCGGTGCTGACGTTATGCACTGGCAGCCAAAAAGCCGCTTACAGAAGTTATAGGAGCGTCTGGTGCAGGTCGTATGTCAGAAGGGCAAACCATGATCAACACAGCACACGCGGAACAGTACCGCAAGCAGCAGGAAGAATTAGAGCGCCAGCGCAAGGAAGAGGAGCGCCTGGCGGATTACGACTTTACAAGGATGATGCTCGACGCACTCGGATTGAGGAAAAAGGCATGAACAGATTCGCTACGTATGACCGCATTCAGCAGCATCGCGATGATGTTGAAGCTGCTCAGGTCAGAAAGGATGAATGGATTCGCGATAAATCGGATCAGTTATCCAAAGAGTTTCCGCAGTGCGTTATGGAATTCTACCGGCCATCCAGCGGAATCTCGCCCTACCGCGTTGGGCTTGATTCTGACGAGGCACAGGACGCCTACGCAGAGTTTGTAGAAGCTGTGTGCCTGGCTAAAGCTAAGCATCTTTATGAAGTGGCTGATTTCATGGGTGAGGTGGCTTAGTGGAACCGGGCATCTATTACGACATCAGCAACGAGGATTACCATGCTGACCCAGCCATTGGGTCTACGTCAGTGAAGGCGATGAGCGTCAGTCCGGCAAACCTCTATTTCAACCCATTCAAGGGTAGCAAATCAGCCCACATCGGAACGGCAATACACGCAGCCCTGCTGGAGCCTCATCTGTTCAAAAGCCAGTTCCTGATGCTGTCGGCCGCTTCAGACAGGCGCTCTAAGGAGTACAAGGAAGCGTTGTCTCAGTATGAGTGCGACCGAATACTTGTAGGACAAGAAGTTGATACCGTTTCACGGATGATAGAAACAGCGCGCATGAATGAAGACTTTGTCGACTATATGCGTTCGGCAGGGAAGTCTGAGGTATCGATGTTCGCGACATGCGACATCACAGGCCTGCCGCTTAAATGCCGGTTCGACAGGCTGTCTGATAACTATCCATACCCGCTTGATGTGAAAAGTTGCAATGACGCCTCGCCAAGAGGATTTAGCCAGGCATTCGGCAAGTTTCATTACCACATTCAGGCTGCTTTCTACTTGCACGTTTTCAGGTTGGTTACGGGCAAAACCGTTGACCAGTTTTGCTTCTTCGCTATAGAGAACAAGCAGCCATATCGGAACTGCATGTATTACATCGGCGAAGAGTCACTGGATGCCGGCCGGAAGGCGATGTTTGCAGCTCTGGAAAAGATAGCCGAGTGCCTTGAGAACGAAGCGATAAAAACTGAGGGGATTGTGCTGCCTTCCGCAGAAATAAACATCCCGTCATATCTGTTCGATGAAGAATTTAATGATGAGGTATTTCTGTGATGGACCTATCAAGAACCATTATCCCCAAGTCTGACCAAATTAACTTTGAGGATGTTCAGACCAACAGTATCACAGCTCAGATTAAGTCAGTCCGAGCTGGAAACAAAGAACAGCCCGTTTTCATCGACTTAGAAGGATATGAAGGCCGACCTTACAAACCATCTCTTTCTATGCGCCGCGTACTCGTTGGCGGCTGGGGTAACGACGGAAAAGACTGGGTAGGTAAGTACCTGACTCTGGTGGGCGATCCGAACGTTAAATTCGGCGGCGTGAAAGTAGGAGGCATCAAGGTGAAGGCCATGAGCGGAATCGATGCAAACTTTTCTATGATGCTTTCAGTTTCCCGCGGTAAACGCGTTGAGCATTCTGTAGAGAAACTCATTATGCAGAAAAACCCTGACGGCCCACTGGCATGGTTCACGGCAAATGCTGGCGCGATGGATTTAACCAAGCTGCAAACCGCTTACGACCGCGCAAGGAATGCTCTTTCAGGTAATAGCGAAGACCTTGCCAAACTGGGTGAAGTTTTTGAGATTCGTAAATCAGAGCTTGAAGGTCGGGGGTAGAAATGAGGCAACCTTACAGCCCTATCCGTGTCGGGAGCGTTACGCTCCCTTTTTTATGGGCAAAGAAAGCCTGGCTGCTTCCCGACAACACACTAACAAGCAACCCGCTGAAGGCTCAGCGACTGGCAGAAGAAAGAAACGAGCAGCTAAAGCTTCTGGCCGCAGCACTTAATTTGTCAGCGGCATAAGCACTATCACGGGGATTAAGCCCGGCTCATTAAGCAGGGCCGGTACATCGACAGCATCGGATAAGGGGAAAATCATGCAAAAAGAACAGGTAGTCGTGATGTATGAATCACCGGAAGCGGCAAGCATTCAGACGGTAACAGGCTGGGTTGACCGAAACGGCCGCTTTTGGGGTAAAGACGAGGACATGGCCAGATACGCTGGCAGCACGCACCGAATCTGTCCGAAAAATCCCGAACATGGCGCTCGCAAAACGAATGGCTACTGTGAACAGTGTTATTCGGAAAACCGTCAGAACTATTTCGCCTCTCTGGAAAGAAAGGCCTGGTCTGGTGAGCCGCTCGTTATCTTCGATGATGATACCTACTTTTTCGACGCTGAATCCCTAGCGGATCACTGCTGGGAATATGGTGTGCTGCCGAGAGAGCTACAACTGCTTATCTGCGAGCCGAACCGACCGCGAGAAATAGATATGGTTGACCATTGCGAAGAAATTATTCCTGACGGCGGCGACCATCATGATATCCCGGAAGCTATCTGGGAAGCAGCTGAGGCGCTGAATAAAGCTATTCGTGAAAGCTCGCCCATCTCTTGGTCTGGCGGAAAATTCGCGGCGATCGTTTCAGATGACATCCTGACCGATGAGCAGAAAGCTGAAATTTTGGCAGAGCGCGCCAGCGCCGGTAAGGTTTAAATATGGCGAAGAGGAATATCGATAAGGAGCTGGCTCTTTCACTAGAGAGGCTAAAGCAGCTTCTGCATTACTGCCCTGAAACAGGCGAATTTACATGGCTTTCTGGACGCAGCAGAACAGCAAAAGGCTCTAAGGCAGGAACGAGGCACCATAGCGGGTACTTAAATATTGCTATTGACCGAAGACTCTACCTAGCGCACCGCCTGGCCATTTTTTATATGACCGGGGAATGGCCGGAAATCGCAGATCACATCAACAGGGCAAGGGACGACAACCGATGGGCAAATCTACGATCCGGTGATGCCAGTGAAAACAGCTGCAATAAATCAATGCTGACTAATAACACTTCAGGCTACCGAGGCGTTTTTTGGAACAAACGCGAAGGCAAATGGCACGCCCGTGTTGTGAAAAAAGGCAAGGCATACAGCCTTGGTTATTTCACTGATAAAGAGCGCGCCATCGCAGCGGTTGATGTGCATATCCGGCAAATCCACGGTGAATTCAAAGGAGCTACCCATGCGTGAACGCCCAATCCTCTTAAACGGCGACATGGTGCGCGCCGTACTGAACGGCAGCAAGGCGCAGACGCGCCGGGTAACTATGGCAGCGAACATCATCACCGGGGCCCGTAACCTGGGCTGCGTACACCACACGTCTTAATCCCCCACCCTATTAATTATCGCGCTCTGCGTGAGGAGTTGTTATGTCTGAAATGAATTATGACCCGAATCTTGTTTGTTCCGGGAAATTTGCCAATCAAAAGGTAAAGCTCACCTTTGGTCAGTGGGACTATCGCGCTGAAATAATAGCAGAGGTCGGTGGCAATTGTATGGGAATGACAGTCATTGAGTCGGCGGTGGAGGATGCCTATGACCGACTACCAACAGTGCACTCATATAATCTCAAATATCTGAGCCTACATAATAAAAATGGCGACGTGTTGGAGTGCCCTGACGATTGCGATGAGGGAGATGACTGGCTCGCAAAAATGCTAGTCGCTGCAGAAATTATATCGATAGAGCCAGAGGAATGACCGCCACCTGCGGAGAACCCATAACGCTGGGCGACCTCATTCAGTGGGGTTCGCTCGCAATCGCAATCATCATCGCCTGGCTATGGCCTGAACCGAAGTAATTTTGCCATATAGCCACATCCAACCCGATTAACCACTTTTGTTGTCATATGCCAACAGAGGCCTGCTATGGAAGATAAATACATGTTTACGAGCGATGTGCTCGACCGCTTTAAGATTTCACGTAAAACGCTTTTTCAGTGGCGGGACAGTGAAAAAATGCCTAAGGGTTTCTCCTGCCCGTTTCCTGAACCAGACCTGCCAGGCAATCCGAACCGCTGGCGCTCATCCACTATCCAAGCTTGGGAAAGCGTTGCAACCAAAAAGCATTAACCGAACGGTTCCTTCATCACCTCGCTCAACTTCTCTTCCCAAACCCTTACCCAATGCCGCTGGTCATCTAAATAATCGTGCAGGTTGTAATGCGCCATTACGCCGATCATCTGGTGACCCAGCAACTTCTCCACGACATAAGGCGGGCAGCCTAGCTCCGATAGCATCGTTGCGAATGTTCGCCTTAGGTCGTGCAATGACCACGTTTCCATTTTTGCTCCCTGTCTTATCGTATTAGCGAAATTAGCTACAACGAATGGATTAACAGGTATGTCTTTCTCGCGGCCTGGAATAATTCGAGATGAAGTGACAACGTGACGCGTATCATACATTTCCTTCCTATGCGTCAACATTTTTACCGCAGCTGGTGATAGCGCCCGGCGAATTGTCATACGCGTTTTGTAATGAGATGCAGGTATTGTCCAGGTGTGATTTTCCAGATCGAACCAATCCCATGTAGATTGGCGAATTTCAGTAGTTCGGCAACCAGTGAGCATGATGAAGCGGACAATAAATTTTGCCTCTTCACTTTGGCGAAAACGTAACCATTCATACACCGTTTTGAGCTCGGCATAGGTGAGCACTCGATCCTTAACTTTTGGCTTTTGCCCAACGTCGCTCGGCACCAGATTTTCAAGCGGATTTATCAAAATCGCATTGCGGTTCAGGCAAAAGCGGAAGGCACGTTTACAGAGAGCAAACATATGGTGAGCCATGACACGGCTTTCCATGTTGTCGAGCAGGTTTATCCAGTTCTCTCTGCTAGTGTTGTCGAGCTTTACCTTCCCCAATACAGGGGTTATGTGTTTATTGAAGATTTGGCGGTTGTAATCGATTTTCACCATGCCGGCGGGTACACAATAACGCTCGATCCAGTATTCAAACGCCTCACTTACTGTAAGAGCCTCTTTGCGCTCAAGTAACTGAAGTTTTAGTTTTTCCCGTGGGTCGAAACCGTTCTCTAGCCAGGAGCGGAGCGTTTGCCGTTTCTCGCGAGCCTGTGCGATGGTCATTGCTGGGTAATTTCCAATAGTCAGCTTCACTGGCTTATCCATCCAGCGATACCGGTATATGAAAGATATTTTTCCGGTTTTGCTAATTTTTGCATTCAGCCCATGAGAATCAGATATAATTTCTTCGGCTTCCTGCGGGCGCCCCAGCGCCTTTCTGAGTTTCGTATCCGTGAGCATTCAAGGTACACTTTTTGATGTGTGAGGCACAAAAGAGTACACAAAAACCATCGGACAAAGATACTCAAAAGGTAACAATAGGGATCAGTTAGTCCCACCGAATTCAGTAAAGGCATGATTTAGAATGATGAAAAGGTTACAGACAGAATCGAAGGGTAAATCATCGCTACGCGTCACAAAACTTTTCAAACGCGTATTTTAACATTCAGCTTATTTAGAAATGGCTTTGGCGTTGCCACGCTGAAGCCATTTTTTATGGATTGAGTACGGCCTCATGCAAATGATCATTGTCGGATTGCTGGTATTGATCGCGCTATTGATTGGTTCAGCGTTAATGCTCTGGCGTAAATATGGCTGGAGAAATAAAAAACACCTGATTGTGATGCTGATTGTGCTCGCCGCCGCGCTGCAACTGGTGAACGTGAAATTAGTGATGATCGGCCATTCATAAAGTAGCCGCATGGCGCGGCTACTTCGTTCAAACATTTTGGGTAATGAACAGGATGGAACGACGTTGCTGTTGAGCAAGCTGATGGCGAATGCCGTGAATGCGCTTATAGCGTCGTGATTGCCCTTCCAGCCAACGTGAACGACGACGTTGAACCTGACGTAACATTCTCCAGCGAGCCACTTCATTTCTGCTTCGTCTCATTACTTCCTCTCTGACATCGGTATCACGCGGACGCATTATAGAGATCTTCACGCCAATGCCAAATCGGATCTCTTATCGTTAAGCGTCAACGATTAAGGGTTTCGCTGATCGTCATCTGCACGTAAACTTCTCAAACCAAAGCGCGAACTGGATGTCCACTTAATGACCACTTTTTACACGCTTATCAGTTGGTTATTGCTGTTTGGCTACTGGCTTTTAATTGCAGGTGTCACGCTACGCATACTGATGAAGCGTCGTGCCGTTACTTCAGCCATGGCCTGGTTGTTGATTATCTATATTCTGCCGCTGGTCGGTATTATCGCTTACCTGTCGTTCGGCGAGCTGCATTTAGGTAAACGCCGTGCTGAACGCGCCCGCACCATGTGGCCCTCGACAGCCAGATGGCTCAACGATCTTAAACAATGTCAGGAAATTTTCGCGACTGAGCACAGCGATGTGGCGCGCTCGCTGTTCCAGCTGTGCCATAACCGTCAGGGGATTGCGGGTGTCAAAGGCAATCAGCTTCAGCTTCTCACCAGCTCCGATGAAGTGATGCAGGCGCTTATTCGCGATATCCAACTTGCTCGTCATAACATCGAAATGGTGTTCTATATCTGGAATCCAGGGGGATTAGCCGATGAGGTTGCCGAGTCACTGATGGCCGCATCACGTCGTGGCGTGCACTGCCGCCTGATGCTGGACTCCGCTGGCAGCGTAGCCTTCTTCCGCAGTCCCTGGGTGGGGATGATGCGCAACGCCGGTATAGATGTTGTGGAAGCGTTGCAGGTCAGCTTACTGCGTGTTTTTCTGCGCCGCATGGATCTCCGCCAGCATCGCAAAGTTGTATTGATTGATAATTATATTGCCTACACCGGCAGCATGAACCTGGTCGATCCGCGCTTCTTTAAACAGGATGCGGGCGTGGGACAATGGGTTGATTTGATGGCGCGTATGGAAGGCCCGGTAGCGACCGCAATGGGTATCGTCTTTAGCTGTGACTGGGAAATCGAAACCGGCAAACGCATTCTTCCGCCGCCGCCAGACCGCAACATTATGCCGTTCGAGCAGGAAAGCGGCCACACAGTGCAAGTCATTGCCTCGGGGCCAGGATTTCCCGAAGACATGATTCATCAAGCCCTGCTGACAGCGGTCTATTCAGCGCGCGAACAGTTGATTATGACCACGCCCTACTTCGTGCCCAGCGATGATCTGTTACATGCGATCTGCACCGCAGCTTTACGTGGCGTGAATGTTAGCATCGTCGTTCCGCGTCATAACGATTCGCTGCTGGTAGGCTGGGCCAGCCGCAGTTTTTTCGGTGAATTACTGGAAGCAGGCGTTAAAATTTACCAGTTCGAAGATGGTTTATTACATACCAAAAGCGTACTGGTTGATGGTCAACTTAGCCTGGTCGGCACCGTTAACCTGGATATGCGCAGTTTATGGCTTAACTTTGAGATCACTTTAGTGGTCGATGACGCAGGTTTTGGCAGCGACCTTGCCTGCGTTCAGGATGACTATATTGCCCGCTCACGGCTGCTGGATGGGAAGCGCTGGGCGAAACGTGCCTGGTGGCAGCGCATCGTCGAACGACTGTTTTACTTCTTCAGTCCTTTACTGTAAAACGAGCGAAATTATGTAACCGCCCTTGGCAAACAGGACAGAACATGGATTTAAATAATCGCCTTACCGAAGACGAAACCCTGGAACAGGCTTACGATATTTTTCTTGAGCTGGCAGGCGACAACCTCGATCCGGCAGACATCATTCTCTTCAATCTTCAGTTTGAAGAGCGTGGCGGCGCAGAGTTATTCGATCCGTCAGAAGACTGGTCAGAGCATGTTGATTTCGATCTGAATCCAGATTTCTTCGCAGAGGTGGTGATTGGTTTAGGTGAAGCAGACGGCGAACCGATTACCGATGTGTTTGCACGCGTGTTGCTATGCCGCGAAAAAGATAACAAGCTATGCCATATCTTATGGCGTGAATAAGCGGCAACGATAAACTAACGCCGGGCACATGCCCGGCGTTTTGCTTTAAAGCGGATCGACCTTCAGACAGGAAACCGCGTGGCGAAAACTCCCTTCCAGTAGCGGACGCGTTTTGGCGCATTCAGGACCGGCAATGGGACAGCGGGTGCGGAAAACGCAACCTGACGGCGGATCGATGGGCGACGGCAATTCCCCTTCCAGCAGCTGGATCTGTTTGTTTTTCTCCAGGTCAGGATCGGGAATCGGCACCGCCGACATCAGGGCTTTGGTGTAGGGATGCTGCGGATCGTTATATACCGCATCATAAGTTCCTAACTCCACCGCATGGCCGAGATACATCACCAGTACGCGATCGGAGATGTGCTTCACTACCGCCAAATCGTGCGCGATAAAGATCAGCGACAAACCCATTTCGCGTTGCAACTGTTGCAACAGATTAACCACCTGCGCCTGAATCGACACGTCAAGCGCCGAAACGGGCTCATCGCAGATAATCAGTTTCGGTTCCAGAATCAGCGCGCGCGCAATACCGATACGCTGACACTGCCCACCGGAAAACTCATGCGGGTAACGGTTTATAAGATTAGGCAGCAAGCCCACCTTCATCATCATGTTTTTGACGCGTTCTTTGACTGCTTCCCGCGTCATTTTGGGATGATACGTCCGCAGCGGCTCGGCAATAATGTCGCCAATCGTCATACGTGGGTTCAGCGATGCCAGCGGATCCTGAAAAATCATCTGAATATCGCTACGCGCTTTGCGCCACTCTTCTTCACTTTGCCCGAGCAGATCACGCCCCAGCCAGGCTACGCGCCCTTCTGTGGCCTTCACCAGGCCAATAATCGCCCGCGCTAGCGTCGATTTACCACAGCCGGACTCGCCTACCACGCCCAGCGTTTCGCCTTCGTATAAACGCAGACTGACGCCATCAACCGCCTTTAGAGATTTTGACGGCTGCCAGAACCATTGCTTACCCTCTTTAATGTCGAAATGGACTTTGAGATCGGCGATTTCCAGTAAGACCTTCTTTTCAGCTACGGTGCTCATACTAACTCCTCCACCGGCTTAAAGCAGGCGCGTAAGCGGCCGTCTTCAAACGGCAACAGCGGGGGCGACTGGGTACAAATATCCATCGCATAAGGACAACGGGGGTGGAACGGGCACCCTTGCGGCAAGCGCAGCAGATTAGGTGGATTGCCTGGAATGGTGGCCAGGCTTTCGCCTTCCGTATCCAGACGCGGCACGGCGTTTAACAGACCAATCGAATAGGGATGCGCAGGCTGATAGAACACATCGCGCGCGCGACCATATTCCATGGTGCGTCCGGCATACATCACCAGCACTTTGTCGCAGATCCCTGCCACCACCCCGAGATCGTGGGTGATCATAATAATGGCCGTGTTGAATTCTCGCTTTAGATCGTTCAGCAACGTCATGATTTGCGCCTGCACCGTCACGTCCAGCGCGGTAGTCGGCTCATCCGCAATTAACAGCTTTGGACGGCACATCAGCGCCATGGCGATCATGACGCGCTGGCGCATACCGCCAGAAAACTCATGCTGTCAATACCGATCGAATTCTGACCCACCCTGCCAAAGTAAAACTGACCCACCCCCTTTGAATCATTCGAGCGTTGTTGCTTTCGTTTTCTTC